TGAGCGTGCGGGGATTCGAACCCCGGACAACTTGATTAAAAGTCAAGGGGTCAAAATGCTCTCAAACCGCATAAACTCATGTTTTCTCAATTTTGGTTGGAACAAAAATGGAACATTCTCGCTTCAACGTTGTTTATAATATCACATCATTTTCGACAATGCAACTACTTTTTTCGATTTTTTTTCAAAGCCGTGCAAGTTTTCTTTCCTGCATATGTTCCAGACGTGTTCCATCCTAACTGTTTCCAGTATTTCTTCAAAGCCTGTGTTGTCTTTGCTCTCCAGATTCCGTCAACCGCTAATGGATGTTCGTTTGCATATGTACAATTTGCGTTCAGCTTCTTCTGTAACCACTTGATCGCATTCTTGGAAGAGTTCTTTTTTACAACGCTGTATGATACTTTTACGTTATCATATTTAGGTCGTCCATATCCTGCGATACGGCTGTTACTCTTTGCGTAGGATTTCTTGCATACAGCACCACCGTTTGGTACAACGGCTGTTCCATTAGAGGTGTTACCCTCAATCGTGAACACCATCTCATCCGTTACTGCATACACAATTCCAGTATGGCAGATTCGTGTTGAGTTCTTGAAGAAAATCTGGTCCCCAACCTTTGGTGTTTTATGCCACTGGTCATTGTCTTTGAATTTTTGTGCTGATGTTGGAGTGTATGCACTAAATCCATGTAAGAGTTTTTTTGCTACATCCTTGCCGTACGCCTGCACCATGCACCAGTCAACAAACATGTCGCACCAGTAGGCATCTGGACCGTTAATACCAAAGTATGCTCCGTACTTAGTGTAGTTGTTGCTACCTGCGTTCTTTGTCTTACTGTTCAGATTCTTATTGCTTTTCTTCTCTAAGTATCCAACTTCTCCTTTGGCTACTGTAAGAAGCTTGTCTACTGTATTCGCCATATTAGTTCTCCTTTTTGTACTCGATTACCTCTGCAATATCTGTCTTATTCTTTGTAAGCTCGCTGTCTCCGATACCGCTTGTTGTTGGGTCTACCAATACACCCACCGCTACTAAAATATTAAGGATGATACCTACAAGCTGTGATACGGCATCCTGTGCGATTGGCGCTGTGATACCTAAGATTCCTAGAATCTGATAGATAAATGCAATTAAGGCAGAAGCCAATGCTACTAATGTTGCTTTATTTTTGAAACGTAATTTAAGATTCATAGTTTCTCCTTTCATTTATTAAGTGTTTGTGTTAATATGTGAATGGAGATTTTCTTCTTTCTTAATCTCCATTTGTAATTTATTTACACCTTGCTTCATGCAGGGTGTTTTTTTATTTATACGTTAAATAGTGATTTTTCAAGTTTACAGTATAAAACCTATGGCATTGATGGATTTGCTATTAAAAAAAATAGTCAGTTAGCAATGATTTATATATGGTATGGCAAAAGTTTGACAGGCGGTAATACAAATCAAACTTTATTAACATTGCCCAACGGTATTACATTTAACAATGAAGTTTTCGCTCCTTGTGAAATCATTGACGGAAGTTGGACTCCACGTGGAAATACTGGGTACATAACTATACATAACAATACAGTGGACATAAGATGCAAAGATACAACATCTTACGGTGTCGTAATAGCAAATGTGATTGTTCCTGCATCATACATTAATATTTCATAGTTCTATTAACTAAATAATGATTTTTCTTTCGATTTTACATTAGTTCCAAACGGCAACTTAAAAACCTATTTGAATGTCTTTAAAGTCAAAAATAAGCTTATTATAATTGGTGGCATTGACGTTCCGTTTCGATGGGAAAAAACATATTCTTTTTTGACAATAAACGGATTGACTGCCGTAAAATCTGAAAGCTGTATGTTAGTACATGTTCAAGCGAGTGGACAGGAAATCACATTGTTAAACATTCCTAAAGGTGGCAATCGAGATTTAATGCATACACTAATTAGTGATTTAACTTATAAAAAGATTGCGTCAAATATTCCAAGTTCAACAAAATATACAATTCCAAGTGAATATAAAATGGCAATTCTTGTTGCAACAATTAATTATCCTAATGCAATAAGTCCGCAATTCACGTTCATGTTTCCAAATTTAACAGAAACAAATCGTATATCTGATGGTTACTGGTATGACAACACTTATCACGCAAGCTTTATGGCATGCAACGATGGAAATGTTGTTTACTTTGCTTCAAATTGGCAAGTAGTGTCTCCAACAGGTACAGTTACTTATGATGTTTATGCAAGGTAAGTTAATTATCAAATACGATTCCACCTTGGTCTATATATACTCTAGGTGGAGCAATTACCGTATAATATCCCCATTGTGGGAGATTACAAATTTGTATAGACGTACCGCTTGCACGGCAATACACGTTACTAGATATAATGTTTGATGTGCCGTCAATTTGAACGTTTGAACCACTTACATTTACTGTAATTAGAGAGCATATTGGACTTCCATTCCCGTTTCCATAAAGAAGCAAAGCAAACTTATCACATGTTTTTTGAACTGTAGTATAGTTTTCTATTGATATATAGAAATCATTACCAGAACCACTTGTTTTTAGCACAATGTTCCTTGATCTATTTGTTAAATCACTATTTAACGTAGAAATATCTGATTGTATTTTACTTATACTATCTTCTATATTTCCAATCCCTAATTTAGTTTTTATCAGAGACACGATCGTTGACCACTTAACCTTACTGGCGGTACTCCCACCAGTAAGCATGTAATCATCATCTGATATTGTCCTTTTCTCTGTTAAATCCGATATATGTACTAAAGGTATATTGATTGCCATAACATCACTCCTTAATTCAACTTGTTTTCTCTGACGTAGCTTCTGATAGCATCAATGTGCTTTTTAAGTTCTTTATCTACTACCCAGAAATTTTCTTTTTTATTCTGTGACAATGGTTCTCCTGTGTTATCGTCAATCTCATTGTATGTGTATGATACTCTGTCTCCACCGTCAATATTTAATACCATAAAGCTACTCAACTGTTTCATTTAACATTTCCTCCTGTTCTTTAATCAAATCGTTGATTTCTTCCATATATTCTTTCTCATAGTCAATCACTTCTTCTTTTTCTGAGTTATCGAATTTTTCAAGTCGTTCAAATTCGTAATCTTTCTGAATTGCTTTGATTTCCCACGAGAACTTAAGATTTTCAGTACCTTTTACAACAAAGTAACTATCGGTCTTTTCTTCTACCCATATATCGCCTTGCCCCTCTTTCTGCAAGAATACTTGGTACTCAACACCTGTGTTTACTGTCTCTGAAAATATATCGTTAATGTCTATGTAACATTTTCCTGTATTATCAGTACATCCAGAACCTATATCCCCAAAATATGGGGTTGCTGTTTCATAACAATACTGCTTTCTTGTATCGTAATTTTCTGTATCTATGATTCTGTTTTTTGTTCCTGCAACAGACAAACTTCCGCCAATAGTAACTGGCTGATAAAAACTTGATTTTTCTTTTCCAAAATGAAATTTATAATTACTTACCGACCCAAGATAAAGTGATTCATCCGTCATATGCATTGTTATGTCTGTTTGTACTGTAATTGGTCCACTGCTGTTATTTTTTAATACAATCTCATCTGGGGACAAAATCGCACATGCACCAGTTCCATCCTTGTTTTCAGATAAATATATACCACCGAACACGTCTGGTGTTATACACACATATGATATTGGCTTTTCTCCCATGCCTGATATATAATGCGTTACGACTATCCCTTTCGTGTTTATGTCAACAATTTCATTGTCATTTGCATCATAAACGTGCATTTGTCCATTACCGTACGTGTTTGCTTTTCCACCAAGATTTAATGTTCCACCTCTAGCATAAGTAAAGTTGATATACAACTTACCGTCAGACCCACGATAAATACCTTGCCATGCTCCGTCGTTGGTCAGCAGATTGAATATATCTTCGTGAGTCAGTGCATCTACGTCAATGGCTACTGGAATTGTCTCAATATCCAACACCTGTGAAAATCCACCTGCGGCATACATCGTACACCTTAACGCTGTAAGATTTCTTGAGATACCGATACCACTTGAACCGCTTGCAGTAACACCGCTTGAACCACTTGCTAGCACAGAGTACAGTGCATGGGTAATGTCAGTTTCATCTGAGGATGAAGTATAAACGGTCGTGTATGTATCTCCGTCCGTTGTTTCCTCAATCTTGAATCGACACTTATAAGCTGTACGTGCTGTTGCTGTACCGTCACGGTAGTAACCAGATAATGTAATGTAGTTCGGCACAATCGTGTTGTCCGCAGACATTTTCACGATACTTGACGATGTTTCCATGAAGTACGTTCTTCCTGCACTTCCTTGCGGACCAGTTGCTCCCGTATTCCCTTTTTCTCCCTGTGGTCCTGTTGCCCCTGTCTCTCCCTTGATTCTTGCCCAAGTGTAAGAACCAACCGTTGTAGGGTCTGCTTGGTTATAGTCGGTGCAAGTTCCGATATATGTTCCAACGTCCTCTCCCGAATTAGAAGTGAACGTCTTACCGCCATCGTTACTATACTTAACATGGAAATATGGTGTTTTACCGTCCGCACCTGCCTTACCTGCCGTTCCATTCGTTCCGTCATTGACAGTCTGTGTATGTGTTCCATTTTTATCTGTAATTGTGATGGTTGTTACTGTACCGCTTTTTGAAATTGATACTGTCGGAGATACACCGTCATTTCCTTTAGCTCCCTGCGGTCCAGTCGCTCCAACTTGTCCATTAAGAACTATTCCAGATGCAGTATAATATGCGGTAATACTTTTTGTAGCATCACTTCCTTTTGCAATAATTTCATATGCATTGCCCTTTTCTAATCCTTTCATACCGATAAAAAGATGAGTAACACGAGAACTTCCCCAAGTGTCGGTCATTGCAGAACCACATTCTATTAATGTGTTTCTGGCGGTTCGGGTTAATCCGCTTGCATCCGCAGTAAACAAACATATTATTTTTCCAGATGCTACTGCACTCAATGGGCTGTCTAATGCACTTGCTGTCGTATATGTATCATAACTTTTTATACTTTCTATAGCACCACTGGATGGATTGATAACTACTAATGTATGTCCTCTAGTTGGCATAAAATCATATTTAATTCCATTTATAAGAACATATGATGCATTTTTACTAATTCCTTGAACCGTATCATAATTAGTACCAGATACAGTAATATACGTTGCATTTTTACCGTCAGTTCCGTCTTTACCTGCAACACCCTGTTCTCCTTTATCCCCTTTAGCTCCTTGAATACCCTGTTCGCCTTTAATCTTCGCCCAAGTATAAGAAGCTACTGTCGTTGGATCGTTTAGGTTGTAATCTGTGCAAGTACCAATGTAATCTCCTACCGTTTCGCCAGAATTGGAAGTAAAGGTTTTTCCACCGTCATTTGAGTATTTGATGTGAAGATAAGTGGTTTTTCCGTTAGTACCGTTAGTACCAGGGATTCCCTGTGTACCTTTTTCTCCCTGCAATCCTTGGAATCTCGCCCATGTATATTTAGATGGGTCGTTTGAGTCTGCTTCTGTGAAGTCCACGTATGTTCCAATATAGGCAGATGGAGTTTCTGTCATTTGAGATGCAGTCGTTGGTTTTTCCACGGAACTGTATTTAATATGGAAATATGTTGTAGCTCCACTAGCACCCTGTGGTCCTTGGATTCCTTGCTCTCCTTTTGGACCTTGAATACCTTGTAGCCCCTGCGGTCCTTGATCTCCTTTTTCGCCCTTTTCTCCTTGCGGTCCCTGTGGACCTGTTGCTCCTGTGTTACCTTTTTCTCCCTGCGGACCTTGGATTCCCTGTTCGCCCTGTGGTCCTTGAGGTCCCGTTGCACCAGTGGTTCCCTTTTCCCCCTGTGGACCAGTAGCACCAATTTCTCCCTTGGCACCCTGTTCTCCTTTAGCTCCCATCTTACCGATGGAATATGTTGTGCTTGTGGTATTGTCAGAGTAAGTATATATGGTTCTTGTCCATAAATACTGATTTTCTGCAACGTTTGGTGGTGTTTTGCTCCATGTTCCTGTTGGTGCTACCGTTCCGCTGTTGGATGCTTGATAAGTCGTTTCTGAGCCTGTGATACTTCTACCGCTTGCACCTGTCTCTCCCTTATCTCCTTTAGCACCTGTTTCTCCGGGGATACCGCCTTTTAATTTAGCAATGTCAAATCTTTTCGTAACAGAATATGTATTAAGGTAATTTGCTGTAATATCCACCCATCCAACATCTGTTGTTAATGCTGTAACAGTGTAGGTGTGAGTTGAATTGTTCCAAGAACCTACGACACCGCTTGACTTCTGCACATTGTAAGTACAGTCGTTGGATATGTCGGTATGTCCATACAATACCTGTGCTGTCGTGTGACACTCTGGAAATGATGTGTACTCTCCCTTATAATCTGTCGTGATCGCTTGATAATCGTTGTCCAGATTGATAATCATTGCACGAGATTTTCTTGCTTCTTCTAATGCCTTATTGGCTGTCTCATCGTCCGTGTACTTGTTAAGCTTCTGCCAGTCGGTTTCCACATAGCTTGCACCGTCCGCTCTTGCTACAACGCATGTAAGAATGTCTCCGTTTTGACCTTGATTCCACATATCCCCTGTGTCATAAGGTGGTGTAGGTTGTGTCAGAAATACACGGCATTTGCTGTTTGCTGTAGACTGTGCAAAAGATGCTGTCTGCAATGCTTTTGTAACGTCTGTATCTTGTACTAACTGCCACTTCCATGTATCTCCGTCCTTGAAAAATCTGTAGGCATAACCTTTAGATTTCCAATAAAACAAGTCTCCCTCATGCTTCTTTTTATCATCTTCTGTTGTCCAGTCAGAAGCAGGGATGTTTTTTAGAGTTGGCTCATAGTCGTAGTAGAACGTCTCGATCTGTCCGTCAATCTGGTTCTGTAGATCAGCTACACTTTTTGTAACTGTTTCTGCAAAGTCTGATACTTTACCGTCTGCATAGTTCTTAGATTCTTTCACTGCATCACTGATCGCATCGGGTGCTGATTTACCACCGATTGTGACGTTATCCCCAGAAATCTTTACAGTACCAGTCTCCATGTCTGCATAGAAGATGATATTTCCAGATTTATCTTTGACAGTTAATGCACCAGTGTTGATATAATCTGCATTAATACCCTCTGTATAAAGCAATCTTGCTACCATTTCCCCAGTGATCGTAAATCCGTAAGGATATGTCTTACCACCATCAATAGAGAATCCGATAACTTCCGATGTCAATTTAATAACATTCTTTGATTCTACTAATGTTGGTTTGTCATGCAAGTAATATATAGTCGAACCATCTAACAGTATTTCCTGCGTTGCATACATTCCATTACTGTTTTTTAATGCTTCTTGCATCTTATCTAAAGCATTTTGACGGTTGTTTCTTTCCTGTTCAATTAACTGTTTTCCTTGTATAATTGCTTTCTGATTACTTGATGTGTAGTTGCTCTGATTACGCAATGGAGATTCTGCACTATTCTTTAATGTTGTATACCCAAAGAATACAAAGTTTACATCTGTTAATACAGAATAAAAACTATTTTCTCGCCAGTCCGTAACTTTAATCTTATCCATAAACTCTGCTATTGGATAAGATATATAATCCATCGAAAATCCTCTGAAAGTCACATTTTCAAATTTTTCATAGATCCATGAAATAAGTGTTTCTTCATGCCCTTTTACTAATGGGTTTTCAATAGATAATACATAGCTATCTCCACCGACTTTTACAATTTCTTCTACATCTTCTTCATTTTCGTTACCATCTTCATCGGTTGTTGTCTTAGTAACAGTCTTTGTCATTTGTACACCTGTTACCTGCACATCATTTGTATCACTTGTCAAAGAATCATAAGCTTCAATATCATGGATACTACCGTTTTCGTAGTCAAAATCATAGGTCATTATCTGCAAACGTCCTGTACGGTCAATTCTTGCGTTTCCGCAAGCAATCATAGCGATAAATCCTATAACCTGTCGGTGTGTGTAATCGCTTGAGGGCATAGTCTGTATCTGAAAATCATTATGTAAAAAGTTACTATCTCCTATTAAAATACCGCATGTATCACAACTATCTATTAATACATTTTTTGCTGTCGCAGGGAATGTCAATGATGTGCTATATGACTTATCAGCCTTATACATATCATCATGTCCGACAATCGTAACTACATTTCCATATGTTTCTGGCTGTGTGACAGTAAATGTACCGTATTCAATTTTTTCTGTTGTCTCTGATAATTCAAATGTTAGATACAGTCTGATTTTTGCTCCGAAGAAGTCATAATTGGATAAGTGATCATCGTCATTCATGATTTCTAACTGTACATTACGGCTGAGTGCAACACCTAAAGGAATGGTGTTAGCTCCTGCCGCATCGACTAAACTGTTATTGTCAATTGAAAAATCATCTTCTCCCAATGGCAGTACAGTACCATTCGCAAGCGTTACTTCCGCATTACATTTAAAATCTTGTCGTTCTGCCATTAGCTGTTTAAATTCATCACTTACATTTATCATATCGGGTTAACCCCCTGCATATTGAAAGATATACTTGATACTTTTTCGTGGTTATTTTTAAGTGTTTTTATCTTAATGTCCGATACCTGTCCGACATAAAACTTTGCTGTTCTCCACTCTCCGTAAAATACAGAAAAATAATGTAAATCAAAAGATTTACCACGTGCCACCATTTCTAATATTTCCGTAACCTTAGACATTGGCACATCCGATGCACTGTATGTAAATCGCTCTACTGTGAACATCGGGGTAAACTTTCCTTTACCAGACTGTGCCCTCGTGCTACCTTGCGTATAGGTAGTTTCAAAAGCTACGGCTGTGTCTGAATCTGGTTGCCAGACTTTTTTATTATTGATTTTTATATAATCCTGTGCCATTTTTTACTCCTTTCTACGCAAGGCTGAATGGATTTCTACCATTACTCATTTGTCTTAGTTTTGCTTCTTCGATAAATTCATCAAACAACGTCCTGCGGTTAATCTGTGCTGTGAAATGATAATCCCCACCATTGTTACCGCTGTTGTCTGATTCTAAGGACTTCGTAACAGATAATAGCTGTTCAAGTAAATTAAGTACGTCATTATTGTTACTGTTTGTGCTGTTCTGCTTTTGTGCGATCACTGCGGATGCTTTCGCAGGTATTATCTTACCTGTAGCAATCTCTGGTGTTCTGAACGGTACATTTGCCAACTGTTCAGACTGATTCATAAGGGTTTTGAGTGTATCTGGAAAAGCTTTTTCCAAACCTACTGTAATACCGGCAGGAATCATCTTACCTACCGTATCTCTCATAAGTCTTGATGGAGAATGGATTCCAAAGAAATCTTTCACACCCTCCCACGCCTTTTGTGCAAGACCTGTCATTTTATCAACCAAAATCCATGCAAAATCTCCAACACCTTTTGCAATACCTTTTACTACATTCATTCCAACGCTGCCCCAATCGACATTTTTAAATGTAGTTTTCATATCTCTTATCGCAGATGTAGCTTTTTTTGATAATTCTTTAGGAAGATTTTTAACCGCTTCTATGATATTGGTCAATATTTTCCCTGCCGTTGTTTTAAGTCCAGACAATTTCCCAGTAATTCCATTGCCTATCCCTTTAATTCCGTTTTCTCCAAGTCCTTTGAGTTTAGACGGTAAATTCTTTATCGCATCAATCAAGCCATTGTATGTATTCTTCATAGCATCAACCGCAGTATTTTTTGCATTCATAATTCCGTTTTTAATACCTGTGATGAGGCTTTTTCCAAGTGATAGCCAATTATAAGCTGTAAATACACTGACGATTGCCTGCACAATCTTTGGCACGTTTGCGATCAATGTCGGTATTGACTGGATGAGACCTTTGAGCAAGATTGCGATAAGCTGTACTCCTGCAAGTAATATCTTAGGGGCATTATCGTTAATAACGCCTGCAATATTAATCACAATCTGTGGTACATTTTTGATGATGTCTGGCATTGCTTTTGCTATACCTTTTGCAAGATTTAACATAAGCTTTAAACCAGAATCTACTAATTTTCCTGCATTGCTTCTTAAGTTTGCAGTAAAACTCGTCAATGCTGATAATCCCTTACTAATAAACTGCTGTGTCCCATTTGTAATACCTTTTGCCAAGTTATCCATAAAAGACACACCAAGCTGTGTTAATGCCGTGATTGCTTTTCCTGCAACAGATATTGCACTAACAAATATTCCAACCCAATCAATAGATGTTAATAATGTTGCTAATTTTGTGCCAAGCTGTGACCAGTTTGTTGTAGTAAGTGCATTATCTAATGTTGTTAATATTCCTAATGCTAATCCAGATAAGCTTGTACCAATAGACTTAACATCTATCTGGTTGATCGCACCATTCAAAAATCCGCCTATTGATGTCCCTATTTTTTCCCAATTAAGAGTATTTACAGCTCCCTCTAACATCTGGAATGGAACATTAATTTTGTTTGCAAATAACCGTCCAACATTATCCCAATTTACTTCATTAAACAAACCGTTGATACCTGTTGCAATTTTTGAACCAAGATTTTTCCAATTGATGCCCTCTATCAACAAATTCAGAGTGTTAACAATTGTATTAATGCCTGCACCTACAGTACGTCCCATTAAATCCCAGTCGATGTGATCCACCAGACTGTTAAATGTTCGTGTAAATGCATTTACAAAATATGTAATCTTAGGACCTACATTATTCCAATTTATAGCATCATAGATTTTTTGTAATCCTTTGTTGATACCCGATGCAATATAAGCTCCAAGTCCCTCCCAGTCCTCTTTTTTAATAAGATCCTTAATCTTCTTTGCCATATCTGCAATAGATGATTCAATAGGGACTTTCTCAAACATATCTCCGATAGATGGTCCCGTATAGCCACCACCGCCACCACCTGCTGATGGTGTTGAGTTTGAACTTGGTGTGTTGTCTTTTTCTTTCTGAAACTGTCTGATTTCATCCAATCCAGAAAGATATGTTTGCATCTCTTTATTTGCTTTTTTAGTAGCACTTGCATTTTTTTTAGTTGACTTTGCCGCCTTATTAGCACTACTCGAACTCTTTTGCAGTGATGCCGCATAATCTTCTTGTACTGCTTTTGCTTTTGTAAAAGATTTCTGCCCTGTCAGTGCTGCTATAAACATTCCTACATAAGTAATCGCTCGTGACAGCATATTCATAAATGCCGTCAATATAGGTGCTACAACGGACAAAATCGGTGCAAATGCTGTTGCTAAACTGTTTTGTAATTGAGTCAATGCTGACATCATGGAGCTGATAGAAGCATTTGTCGCTGATGAATATTGAGCAAGATTATTAATACCTGTCATAATTCCACTGTTTACTTTTGAAATCATTCCAAATACAGTAGAGTACAATATACTCATCCCAACCATTCGTCCGATAGAAAACCTAGCATTGTTTGCACTATCTGATGTACTCATCAAATTCTGTGCTAGTCCACCAAGTTTTTTTCCAAGGCCAGATACAGCACTGCCTAATCTGCTAAAGATAGAAGATGCACCACTTGTCTTGTTTTTTGTGTTATCAACATTCTGACTTAAATTCTTGTAAGAAGAACCAAGCTTATTGTTTGTACCGGCAAGACTCATTTCTTTTGAATTTGTCTTAGAAATTTCCTTATTTAATGCATCTAAGGCTTTTTGGCTTTCTTTCGATGCTGTAGCTGTATAATTTCCTGTTATCGGTGCAGATTGTGGTAATGATACCTGCTGTTTCGGTTGTACGACCGCACTACTGCTTTCTAACTGTTTCTTCTTCGCTAACAATTCGTCATACTGTCTGCCTAAGCTCTCTGCGGCACTTTCTAATGCCATAAATGCAGGAGAAGAAGTTGCACTTTGGTTTCTTGTAAAGATTTCTTGCTGTGCCGTTGCTACCTGCTCAAACTGTGTATCAAGACGTTGCAAGGAATCTTCAAGAATCTGATATGCTGTTGTCTTGATATTTGAATTGCTGATTTCATCCTGCAATTGTGTTGTTTGTCCTAAATCGGTGTTTAAGGATTCAACACTCGTTTCTGTACCTGTGATTTCTGCATTTAATTTTTGTAATGCTTTTGCACTCTCTTCGCTTGCAAGACCTGTTCCACCAGTAAGCTTTGCACTTTTAGGTAGACCACTGTCTGTACTCGCTGTCGGTGCTTCTAACTGCTTTTTCTTTGCAAGAAGTTCTTCGTATTGCTGATCTAGTTTAGCCGCTGCACTTTCCATAGCTTGAAACGCAGGAGAAGATGTTGCACTCTGATTTCTGTTGAATACATCCATCTGTGCTTTTTCCAACTCTGCAAGTTTCTGTCCTGTGGTTTCTATTGCTTTATCTAACGTATCAAGTGCAGTCGTCTTAATGTCTATGTTATCAAGTTTCTTTTCTGCCTGTGCGGTCTTTTCCAGTTCCTCAGCCACGGTCTTTGCTTTTTCTTCGACAACATCCATACCTTTTGTATCTGGTGCTTTTATACCGCCACTCATGGCTTTTTCCATTGATTTTCCAATGGTTTTTACTTGATTAGATAAACGTTTTAAAAGGGATGCGATTTCTTTCACACTTGCTTTTGCTTCGGTTGTATCAATCTCTGTTTTGATATAAATACTTCCATCCGCTTTTTGTGTAGCCATTCAATCACGCCCCTTTCCCATTCAGTAAATCGTTCAAACGTTTCTGTTCTTCTAATTCCTCTTCGGAATATTTAACATCTAGGTCAATAAGCGTTTTATTTTCTTTGTAGAACTCTCTTTCCCAATCTTCCAGTTTCTTTCCTTTGGCTTTCTTCATGCGAACACTAAGAATCTGCGAAAACAAAGACTCTCCAATTTCCATGTAAGCTCCTAAAAAAGTCCACCAGTGTAAATACTGCATAGCTCGTATTTCTTTTCCAAGTACACGGTTAACAGATGGGATGATAACTGGTGCATCATGTTCCCAATCCATCACATGAGGTTGTTTCTTCCCATCGTCTTTGATACCCATGTCAATAAATTCGATGGCTTTTTCAATAGCTTCTTCATAGTCTTGTGGTGGCATATTTCCAAAATCAACGTATAAAATGGTAAGGCAAACAATCCACTTTTCATCGTTCTCAAAGTCTGGGTCATTAAATGTTTTTAAAATGTCCAGAACTGCACGAAAATCTGTGCGTATTTCATAATCTATGCCACCAACTACTATGGATGTAGGAAGTTCCCAAACTTCCATTATTTATTTGTGATATTTAGACGTTGCCCTTTTAATTTTCGCCTGTTTCTTTTTGATTCTCTGGTCTGTTACCTGCTCAATAACGTCCGCAATCTCAACGATGATATTCTCAATAAAGAAATCTCCGCTTTCTGTTAACGTCAGCGGATTGCAGATAGCGAATACAGATTTAGAAGCTTTAGAGTTGAGTAAGTAATCAATCTGTTCTTCTAATCTGTCGGATAATTCCAGAATGTCTTTTTCTGTTGCATCTTCTGGTACTTCCATCTTTTCAAGATTAGCAACTACCTCTTCATATCTTCTAATGATATTTAAATCAACAGGATTGAAAGAAAATCTTCCAATCTCTGCATCATCTTCATTGGTCAGTACCACATTTAAGGCACCAGTTTTGACTTTTCTTCTTAATTCTTCCATTGTTTAACCCCTATTTCCCTGTGCTTGATGTATTTACTGAACTTGTAGCTGCTGTAAATTTACCTGTTTCAACGTTGTAAGTACCTTTTGTACGTTCTCCAACATAATTGACAGTAAATGGAATCTGATAACCAGATGTATCTCCACCGTATGATGTAGGTGTTACATAACATTCCTGCTGATATGCTTCATAAGCTCCGCTTGTAGCTTCTTTCCACATATGCACTTCTACGGCGTTTGTCTTTAAGTTGTCGTCTGTGTAACGATTATCAACAATTTCCTGCAATTTCTGTGATAATACAGAGTCAGCTTCTGCATAATAAGGGTCAGCTTCAGAAGATACTTCATATCCGTTATGCTTAAATGTTGATTCTCCGATGATGTTTTTAGATGTTTCTGTGTCTGGGTTCAGTTCGACATTGTACTCTTCTAAATCTTTTCCCAGACGTTCATAACCAGATGTTCCGCCACAAAGTGAACCAGAATCTAAGAAATGAGCCATATATTTACGTGCAATTTTACCTGTTGTAACTGCTGCCATTTTGATTCTCCTTTATCTTTTCAAGGTTAGTGATCTACATCCTGTCGTAGACCAGTTAATAGTTAATTTATTTATCTATCAAAGTCGTTTTGATATCGGGCAGAAATATTGATAGCCCAATTCTCAGACTTGTTTTCGTTTATACTGTCCAAATATGCAGGTGTTTGTCTGTCAATCGTCAAAAACTTCCGATCGCCTGTCAGCACTGGATATTCTTCTAGTTTATATGTGTTGTTTTTAATTGTGATTGTTTGCTTTTCCAACCATTTACCAAGGTTATCCAACCACTCTTTCGTGTATGCCTTACGTTTTGCATCAGCACCACTTATACGGTAGATCACACAAAATGGATACAAACAAACCTGTGTGACGTGACCAGTGATACTTTCTTTCTCACTCTCGATCACTGCCCCATTCACAGGAAACATTGCCTTGCCGCCTGCATCATCCAATATTGAAAAAGTGATCTCTTCTCCCTCTCGAATGTTCGGATACTGATTTATCAAGTCAGTTAGAGCTGTTGTTAGTACGTCAAAGCCGTCAAGATCGTATTTGACTACCTTTTGTTCTTCTGCCATTAACTTCCCCCTGCCTGCTTCTTAACATGAGTAACCCATGCTTTACCGTGATTCTTCTTTGCTGTTTCAAACCATTTTGGAGTTGCTTTTGGATTCTGGTAGCTTAAGTCAACTTTTGCGTTGGTATGCCCTGCAAATTCAGAAACAAGAACCTTTCTTGCCCCTTTTCTTGCCCATGGAGAACCTGTTAGTTCATCAACCATACCTTTACCGTAGTATAAGAAACGTCCCATCGGTCCAGTGCCTGCACATACCATTCCAGTACCTGCAAGAGAAGCACTTTTTGCTCTCGTTACGTTAATGAATGTACCTGTTTCATGTGGCATATAAGGAACCATATCGGTCATAATTTGACTATCTAGCCAAAACTGAGCATGCTGTATCTGGTCGTCAAATCTTTCAAGGCTGATATTCGCAATCATGTTAGATGTATTTATATTGACATTTCCTAATTTCTTTTTAGCCATGTAACCACCTACTTCGCCATAACTTCAAAATGCGGAATAATATCATAAAAAGCACTGCCAGTGATCGCAAAGACATAATCATACTTAAGTTTCATCTCTTCGTAAAAACCGTCTATATAATCATCGTCTGCAATCGGTTCTTCATTTTCCCATTCTCTAACAATAAAGAAGTCAAAACCATTAGCCTTAGAACTAAATGTAAGTGCCTGTGGTAACTTATCATTTGCCTGTTTAGACCATTCTTTAGGTGGTAGCCATAATTTACTCCCTACCATCTTTTGACCGTCTTTTAGGCTATACTGCACGTTTAATACAGCATTGTCCTGTGAGTCAGAGCCATATTTTGCAATGATGCTTGCTTTATCCATGTTAAGATTGCAATTATGCAAAACGGAGGGATACCATGTATCGCCCTGCTTACTCTCATATCTATTGAAAAGTGTAATTGTGTCGTTATACATCGTATCCCTCCGCTTATAATGCACCTGCTCTTTTAAAAACTTTAAAAATCTTTTTAGACTGTAAAGCAAACCAGTCAATCATCTCTTCGTTATTTGCCCAACAATCTGTGTTGCAGGACTGTCCATCTAAACCACTTTCGTATAAGAAAGCGTGCATAATCTCATGCCTAAGCACACTTTTTTGAACCGATTCAATGTTATCCACAGAATCAACACTTTTTTCAAGAATTGCAACGACTATTGTTTTATTTGAATAATCGCAATAACCAGACAATTCTTGTAGTTTTTCATCTTCGTTCTCGTGTCTGAATCTGATTTTATATGTAGTTCCTAAAACATTTACTTTACAATCTTTCATAAATACTCCGTTGGGTACATTCCCATATACAGCAAATTAACTCCGTTGGCATCTGTGACACCCGATAAGTAGTCTCTTATTGTGTCAGAGTATAACTGCTTTTGTGCTTCTTTATCCGCTAGACACTTATCTATCAATGTAGCCGTACCTGCGTTATTAGAAGTCACATAACTTATACTCTCGTTTCCTGCACTCTTAGATGCTACCTGCTTACTCATCACAGTTCCATCTTCTAATGTGATATAACCCTGTGATGCTTCAACTCTCGTTTCTGCCTGTTCAATCTTATATGTGATTGACAGAAGTTCGCAAACACATCTTTTAACTGCTTCTGCATCATCTTCATCTGTTGGAAAAGCAATCTTAAGCTTTTTGACATTGTCCACGCCTGTTGTGGCATTATCTATCTTCTTGCAAGAATCCCAGACCAGACGATTAAAGTCTGCTTCTGGGATTGCTTTCTCTCCAAAAAGGGTTTTGTAATATTCATAGTCAACATAATTTGCCATGAAATCACTCCTTTTTATCCGTTGGATTTAATAACACCCATGCGGATATTCTTCTGGTTAAATGCTAAAGACCAGTTTGCTTTAGCTCCTAACTCTGCATTTGTAGGAGACTCTTTTGCGATCTTGTTAGAATTAATAGAAAATCCGTTAGGATGTAATACATAACCCTGTTTTGTATACAGCTTTTCGATACCGGCAGATGTTTCTGGGTCATAGTCTGTATAATAAGGATTTTCATAATTTGTCTTATCACAAGTCAATACTGAGCCTGTACCAAGCATATAAGTTTTGTATACTGGGTTTGTTCCTGCTGTATCAACTGTAAATCTGTCTGTTACCAGTGGGATAAATCCACCGATTGTAGGAAGATTTACTTCTCTTTCTACTGCGTTAGCAATAGTGTATTTGTTGTAGTCAACAAGTCCCATTGCTTTGTACTTTGCATAAATGTAAGAGTTTAATACAAGTAATCCCATCTTGTCAGCGGAATCTCCTAAAGCTTTCTGCTGTGCAAAGATAAGTGTTGTATCGTCAATTTTGTTTACATCTCCAACAGTACCCTCGCCAGTTAAAGATAAGTCTGTAATATGGTTTTCCATACCAGACAGACTTAAAACTGCATCAACTGTAGCCATTAAGTCACGTGTTCTTACCTGCTTATAAAAGCTTGCAACAGAGTTTGCAACATGAGTCATAGGGTCGGCACCTGTTAACTCTTTTGTAAAGTCTTTTGCTTTCCAAGCTTTCATTCTCTGAATTAACATGCAAGTCTGTTTCTTTCCTGTAATTTCAACAGGCGTATTATCTGTTTCTCCATCGTTGTTTAAAGCCTGTGAGTCCTGTTCATCAATCGGTGTATAGAATGGAATTGTTGCGATATTTCCTTTTTCTCCGATTAAATCCATGATTGTATTGTCCTGTGCTAACACACCAGATGCAATAATTGCATCGTTCCATGTTGGGTTTTCTGACATAAACTCAGAAAAAACCTCTGGGTCAAAATCAAAACCGCCAAATCTTCCTGTTCTTGGCATAAAAAAAGTCCTTTCTACCCTAAATAAGAATAGATAAGGACTTATCTTTGTCCCATCTACCTACAACTATTAAGGGATTTTAGGTTAGCGGCTCACTTCCATATTGTGAGTCGGTATTATCTATCTGTCATTTAATAAGGTTGCATAGTAGTCTGGGTCCTCTGCCTTAAGTTTCATTCTATCATCCAAAGACATTTCCCTTAACTTCTGTGTTCCTTTTTTTCGCTCTCCGCTGTTGAACTTAGTTGTAAAGCTTGGAATTTTGACATCTGGTGCTTTATTTTCATCAACTAAGATATTCTCAATTGGTTTTCCATCTTTAGTAGTAAGTTCTTTAAATACATCTTCTGCATTTTTCCCATTCTCTTCTTCTAATTTCTGAATCATCTGGGAGCGGATAGAGTCTTCTGTGATTGCATTTACAAATTTTTTATCGGATAAGAAATCTTTTACCTTGTCTCTTAACTCTGTCTGCTTAGCTTCTTTTGCTCTTGCTTCTTTTTCGTCTGCAAGTTCCTGCTTCAATGTTGCAACCTTATCTTTAAGACCGTCAACATCTTCTTTCTCTAATTCGGCTAATCTCGACTGTACATCGTCTAAAGATGTTTTGTATTCATCTTTTTTCTCTACCTGCTTATTGTAGTCAGCTACAGTCTTGTAGTTTTCAGACATTTTCTTTTTTAAATCCGCTTTTTTATCTTCTGGGATTTCGATTCCTAAATCTTCTAAAATCTTTTCGTAATTCTGCATATATATCCTCCTACGATATTTGTATACCGCTCGTCTGCGGTAATGGATTAAGGCTTATAAACCTAAGCCAAGGTAAAAGAGAAGAGTGGGCTTGAACCACTCTTGAGCCTCTAACTCTCTCTTAAAACTTATGTGAGGAGGTTAGTCGATTGAATCACATGAGCATCAAAACAATCTACTCTTTTATTGTAAGATACTGAGGCTCTTTTTTTCTACTCATTTTACTAATTTTTTTACGAAAAAAGCACCATGCAACAACATGATGCTTCAACGTTTTTTGGAGGAGTATGAAAAAATTACAGCTCTACCAATAAAGGGTCAGAAAATAAATGCTATTGATCGCCACTTTTGTGGCTAATGGAAACAACAGGATTCGAACCTGTGACTGTCCACTTATGAGGTGGATGCTCTAACCAACTGAACTATGTTTCCACGGACCTCGTGAGAAGTCCTGCCGTATTATACTTTATAAAATCAATAAGAAAAAGGGTTGTAACATGAAAAATTTTCGAAACAAATCACATACTAGCAAGTAAAAAATGATTTATTCAACAACAACTATTATTTGTTACAAGTATTATTGTAAATGCTATACTATGGATTTTTCAATACACTTTTCATAAGTTTTTTCAAAAATTTCTTTCTTGCATGGATAGATTTCTCCATTTACGCCAGTGATAAGCATATCATCTTTTGTCATGAGAAAATCTCCCTCTAGTGTTGGGATAGTGTAAGAATTGCTGTCATATTGTCTAATGGCATAACCATTGTATGTAAACTTAACAGGCATACCGTTAACCACAGTATCAGCGTTCTCTGCTCCGATTCTCATAAGCTCATCAAACGTGATTGCTTCTATCTCAACAGGCTTCTTTACATATTTAGCCATACTTTCACTCCTTATTCTGCAATCAACCATTCATTAGATAAGATATTGTTTAGTGTGTATTCCACCATTTTTGTATCTCTAATATCTAATAAATCTCCCTTTTCTCCGTTGTCTTTATCTCTGCACTGTATCATGATAGTTTCTTTTTCTGCATCCCAAAACCAATATCCTCCCCAAGATGGAAGTTTGACTTTTACTCCTGCTTTCATTGCTTTAAATGCTTCTGAAAATGACATACCGTTAATTATCATTCTTATTCTCCTTTACTTCTCGTGTGTTGTCAGTGCGTTTATTAACTCGTCTCGGGTTTTTTTTAGACCCTCGATGTTGTTCCCTGTGATTTTGTTCTCAATCAAATTAAACATACTTTTCATGACTAAATTAACATCGTCCTGTTGGCTGTTAATTGCGTTGTAGTCACTGTTAAGCTTCTGCTTAATGTCTTTAATGTCTGTCTCAATTGACGTTATACGTTGCTCTAAATCGTCCGTAGGCTTCTTGTAATGCTTATAGGCTTTGTATAATACACCTACAGCTCCACCAATGGTTATAATCCACCCACACGCAACCATGAATTGATTAATAGTTTCCAAATTATTTACCTCGTGCGTTATTATATCTAGTCGCTGCACCTCTAGCGGATGATGCTTGACTTCTGTCCCATCCTGCGGTGTTGAGTCTTTCGTTTTGTGTCTTAAGATTGTTCTGCTTGCAGTAATCTTTATAGGCTTGATTCTGTTTTTGCAACAGTGCAGCCTTTTTCTGATACTCCATGTCAAGCTCATGCTTTAAAGCTTCGTCTTTTGCGTTGTCCACTGCCGTTTTCATGCCGATTAACTGCCGTTTCGTCTTTCTAATACGTCTTTCAAGCTCTCGCTGTCGTTTTCTCTTCTCGTATTCCTTGCGATTCTCTTCGCTGTCAAAGTCCTCGAACGGATTGTTTATTCCATCCCCCGGTCCGTGTGAGTGTCGGCAGTTTGCCCCATGGATTCCCTGCACGTTTCCCATACCGCAGACCGAAAAAGGCGGAAATCTTGGGTCATTACCGCTTTTGCTGTAAAACTTGCCTTGCCACCAGAAATGATTGGTTAAATTGTCCCCACCGTTCCCAATTCTGGCTCCCAGATGGGCAGATGTTAGGATGATATCCCAATCCATCTCGTCCATACGTGCGTCTGTAATATCTGCTGCCATCTGGCTTACACCAGTACGGACCGCTCTCGCTGTAGCTGTCTCTATACTGTCTCTACGTCCACTAGGGTATGTTACGTCTGCACCCTTGTCTATAATGTCGTTAACAGCTTCTTTGACCGCTTCTGTGTAGCTCGTTGTACCGCTTGCAGTTTGGTTGTATGCCTTGTCCACTGCATCTATGTAATTATCATGGCAGGCGTTCGGCATCGTACCAGTGTAGTTATGCATCTCTCCCTTTGTCTTTTCGTAATTCCTCTGCAATAATCGTTGTAGATAAGGACTTTCCCCGAGTGGTTTTGGTTCAAGACCTGCTTTTTTATACACTGCATCATCCCATTCTATAGCCTTTATACCTGCTTCTTTCATGGTTTGTGCGATTGTATCAATGCCTATCTTTGTTGTTTGTGCAATCTCTTTCTGTACCGCCTGCAAGATATACCCTGCATCCTGCAATACATCCATCTGCCACTTGTCGATAGGCGTAAAAAGGTAATCTTCGCCACGTCCTAGCCTTATCATCATTCGTTCGATAATCACAGATACAATTTTGTTATGCAGTTCTTCCGCCTGCTTCTCTGCCTTTTCTGGCACATACCATAAGTAATCTGGCGTTAGCATTATTCTTCATCTCCTGCACCGAACAAGTCTGGTTCTTTTGGCTGCGCTTCTGCTTCTAATGCTTTTGCATCTTCTTCGCTAAATCCCTCAAATTTTGTTAAATAGTACCAGAAAGGAATCTTACCGCTTACAACATAGCTATACCAACGAGAACGGTCCTCGTCCTCATTGTATGTTATGTCTCCAAAGTCATAGTAAGTCTCATACGGTCCACTTGGTGCTAATTGGTACAGATCAGCAAAGATATTAAGTGCTGCAATCAAATCATCCATGCAGAACTGTAGCTTGTCCCTAACGTCCTTGATAAACTGTATTGTTCTCTGTTGCTCTGCTTCTACGCCTGTAGCTGTCTGAATCCCTGTCGTTTCATTAAACACAAAGTATCCGTTAGAGAATCCGCATTTATACCCAATCTGTGACAGTAGGGCATTGATTCCTGTCAATCGTGTATCTGTATTCAGTGATGGATTTACCTCTTGATAGAAGCCATCTAAACCAGTACCATTTACATTTTTAACGTATTCTGGCAATTTCAAACGCTTCTTGCTTCGTTCAACGCCTGCCTGCGTATCTTTCACAGGTGTACCACTTTCCATTAACCTATCAGAATCAATCAGCACCATACGTCTACTGTCGAATATCTCTGTTGCGTTCCTACTGTATGCAGTGTCGAGGTCTTTTAGCTCCTCTATTGCTTCGTAAAAGATAGGCAATCCTAAACTGCAATGCAGGTCTACGTTATTCGCCTGCGGTGTCCTAAGAACTGCATACAGGCGTTGTCCGTTCAGATTTGCAAGTCCTACATCTTCTAGTTCTCCACGCCAAGGTGTCTCGTCTATGTCAATTGGCTTTCCTGTATCGTTGGCATCCTTAGAAGCATAGCAACGATTTGTAATCTGATACACGTCCTCGATGTACCTATGGTACTCTAGCTTCGTGTAATACGTCCTGCCATCACTTGAGATTTCTCTATGCACAAATACAATCCCTTGAATCTCTCCATTGCTTTCGTCTGTTACAATAAAGTTTTCTGGCGTGATCAAGTCCACACTTGAGCCGTTAGGCTTTAATACCACTGTACCGTATGCACACCCAAACTCTACGTGATGTCGTACCTGCTCTAGTTCTTTGCCTATCTGCTCCTGCAGCCAATCCGCTCTTGCACTGCCATCTATCTCTATGCCTATCGCAAGTGTAGCAAGGCGTGCTGTCTCCGAACACACCGCTTTTGCAAAGTTGATAGTCTTGATATGTTCGTCCTTGTCTAACCAGTACGGACTGCCTTTATAGATGTACGCACATTTTTCTATAACTCTCTGCATCTCTGGACTAGTCGCAGTGTCTATCTTAAATTCGTCTCTTGCCCTTTGTCTAAAAAGGGCACTTAATATCTCTTTCATTCTGCTTATTATACCCATCTATTCCACCGCTATCAGTTTAACGTTTCCGATTTTTGTTTCTATATCTCCTTGTATCAAATCTCCATTAATCGTAAGCCAAACCCCACCATCATGGATAGATATTTTTTCTATATCCTTGATGCCTAACATTACATTTCCAATTTGTATACAAGTTACATCTTTTAGATTTATCATCATTATGCGTTCTCTCCTCTCCTCATGATCACTCTGTTGTATGCGTATCTCAACGAATCAATAGCATGATTGTCTCTGTCTGGGTATCCGCTTATTATGTTACCGTCCTTGTCTCTGTCATACTCATACGTTGTAATTTCTTTGTATGCGTATGGTGTTCTCCGTGGGTCAATCACAATCTTCCTACGTTGTAGCCATTTCATGCCGTATTCAACTGACCCCGGGCCTTTAACTGCTGCCTGTGCTACAAGTCCTAAGTTTCTGTAGTCCTCTACTGATTTAGGCTCTGCACTATCGCAAATGATCGCATAATCGTTATAGCCTTTTTTCTTTATCCAGTCGGCTGTTTGCTCGTTTGACCGTTTGTTTACGCAATGCTCATCTATAAAATAGATCGTTTCTCTTGCCGCATCGTAGTATGTCCTCGTAAATGCGTACTTATCTGGATACCAACCCCAGTCGACACCTTGGTATATGCGGTCCATCTGTGCTATTTCTTCGTCTGTAATCTCTCTTACTTCTACATACTCAAACACTGCCCCACCATTACCGTTAGCAATACCCATGTATTCATGCTCGTACGCTTCGGGTCTAATTTCTTTTAGGTGCTCCGCTTCTTCGATAAACGGTTTACCTAACCATTCTTTAGGTACGTCTAGATATGTGCTTCTTACAATCATTCTGTTGTCTTTTGGTTCTTGCAAATATTGATTTGCCCAATTGTTAGCACTTTTCGGTGGGTTGAAGCTCTTAAATATATATGCCTTATCTCCACCACGAATAGCGGACTGTTCAATATTTCTCACTGCTTCGGGTCCTGCGAACTGGTCCAGTTCTTCAAACCACAGTATGCCGATATATCCGAACTCTGGGGAAATTGATTTAATCTTGTCTGGGTCATCAGCACCACGAAAATATACTTTTTGCCCTGTGTCTTTCATGGTAATTTCATAAGGCGAGCTTGTGTACTTATATTCTTTTTCCGTGAACTCCTGCTTTGTTATTGCCCACTTAGTTTTAGCATACACAGAATCCTTTACAGTGTTGTACACCTGTCTTACAACAAGTGCGTGCATGTTATGATCATTCCTCATAAGCTCCGTTATAATGTTAGGTATCGTAGAAGATTTACTCGAACCACGTCCCCCCGGTAATACATATTCTGTATGACCATGATTCCTTATATCTCTAACCATTGGATGGAACACATCAGGGATTATATCAAGGTCCATGTGATATGTCTTATTCTTTAATGCTTCTTCTCTTGCTTTCTTTTCTTCCTCTTCCTTTGCCTGCACTGTCAAAGCCTTTTCTAAGTCGTTCATGGCTTTTAACTGGTCTGGGAAATCTGGGGTAAATCCAAAAGAATCTTGCAACGCACCAGTGGCGATCATTGACCGTCTCCGCTGTATGTCTGCAAGACTCATAATATCATAGCCATTTTCTTTGTCTGTTTTGGCTTGTAGTTCTGCTATATATTCTTTCACTCCATGCTTTTCAATGATGTTCTTTTTTGCGTTCTTCGCTGTTGCAGGGGAGTATCCTGCTTCGATAGCGGCTTGATAATCATTTCCGCCGTTTTTAATCCATGCATGAGCAAATGTTCTTTGCTTCTGTGTAAGTTCATTCCGCATTTATTTGCCCATTCCTTTCTCGTATGCTTGCCCATATGTCAGACAAGCATTTAATTATATCGACCTGCGAAGCGGTTCTTAGTATCTCATACCGTGTATCTTTCCAACCTTTTCTTGTATTCTCATATACTTTTATAGACAGGATGTACATTGTTATCATTCGCTTCTGGTCCTCTGAATAGAATTGTGTTGTATCTAAACTTATTACAAATCCGTTTGATACTATTGCTCTTTGTAGTTTTCGCATAATTCTATTTAGATTCATCTTCTCACATCCTTTCTAGGTTTATATATATTTAAACAGACCGTTAGGCAAGCGTCACATCTCTTGCATCTCTTTTAACCCATAGGGTGCGTGGTTGCAACGAAATTTGCCACCTCTAACGATCTGTTATTATCTCTTATATTCTTTTGTGCTTGGATTCCTGCTTTTATATTTGTCGCAGGTGCATAGATATGCGTTGTATATTCTGTCATACTTGCCTACGTCACACATATAGTAGTTCTTTGTATCACTTCCTAGTAGATACATACATTCAGCACAGCATATACTTCTATCTTCCATTCTGCACCTCTTTCTGGTATCTACTGCATACGCACATATGACTACACTTTATGTTTACCAGTACCACTTCTGTTTTGTTTTCTGGGATTGCTCTTCTCTTTGTCTCTGTCACGATCTCGCAGTACACGCAATCGTTACAGCAATTCTTTAGTTTGTTATTAATCAAAAAAAGACACCTCCCGACTATGTTTATATCTTGTAGATATATCATATCATAATCGGCAGGTGCCATGTGTACACTCTTTTTATTTAATTCTTTTACCATCTTTCCATATTTTTTATTAGCTTTCAGTTTTTCTTATCCTTTTTATCCTTTACATACTCTTTATGCTCTTCTAAAAATTTCCCGAACATTTCTTTTTCAGCTTTCTCTCTTGCTTCTCTTGCATCTTCTTTATTGTTATATCTCCCAAGATTGTAATTTTTACCTTTAAATGTTATTTGTGCAACCCACTTATTTCTGTTTTTGTCCCAAGATACACCTTTTATACCAGATTTGTTCGCTTTAGATATTTTCATTGTTAGATTTCTAATACTAGTCCCATCTATGCACTGTTTCTTTGTCTCTGCGGCTATCCTTTTTCCCTGTTCTATTTCATGCGGTTTTCTTAGACATCCGCAACTTTGTACTCTTCCTTTTGTAAGACTTCCGCTGTCAACAAAATTTACATTTCCGCAATCGCAAATGCACTTCCAAATAATAGCACCGTTAGATGCTTTTTTTCCTGTAGGCTCTATTGCTGTTAGCCTACCAAATTTTTTACCAGTTAGGTCATTCATCTTTATTCTGGTAGTGCATCCACAGTTTTTCCCATTTTTTATGTGTTCTGCTCGTGTTATGAATGTTTTCCCACATGCAGGGCAGACAACTTTTGCCATTGTTCTTTTGTTTTCTCTGTAAACTTCCAATATTTTGAATCCGTTTACTGTCTTGCCCTGCATTTCTAACCATTTTGTTCTCATATTAGAACTCCTGCACATCTGTCACTTTTAAGTAGAAAGCTTCTTCCGCTTCGTCCTCTCCATTATCTATTGTGATCTCGAAGAAAATCTGTACTTCGCACTCGTTAGAGTCTGTAGCTGTATACACCACATTCCCATCCTGTTTGATGTTTTCTGTAGCTCCATCATCGAATACACTGTAGTATCCAGATTCCATCATGAAGTTATCTAAATCTGTGAAGCTCATTTCCTCGTTTACAAGTTCTTTTTTGATTTCTTCTACTAATTTTTTCATGACTCATATCTCCTTTTCTTTTTGCTTATCTCCTTTAACTGTCTTTATTATACATAATATTTATGTATAAGTCAACACTTTTTTCAAATAAAATATTTTATTTTTTCATCATCTGTTATTTCTACTTCTATTACATCATTTACATTTTTTCTAAGCATACAGCAAATAGCATTAAGACTTTTCATATTTATTGGTTCTCCTCGCTTTATCTTTGCAAGTGTTCCCTCGCTTAAATACTTGTTTTTTCTTATTATATAAGAAGTATACCCTTTTTTCTTTAATTCTTCCTGTACATCTAATTTATATTTTATCATCGTTTTCCCTCCTTTTACATTATTATAGCATACTGTTTATTTTACTTCAAGAATTTTATACATAAATTTTATGCACTTTTCTATTGACGTATGCATAATTTTTATGTATAATAAAAGCAAGTTAAAGGTGAACGATAAATCAGAAAGAGGTGTTATCATGAAATATTTTACAGCCAAAAACTTACAAGAACTTAGAAAAGAATACAAAAAATTAATGGTAGCCAACCACCCAGACAATGGTGGAGACGTTGCTACATGTCAAGAGATCACGGCAGAGTATAAGAAGCTGTTTGACATGCTTAAGGCAGGACAGACACCAGAAGAAGAAAAGAAAAATACATTTGATTACAAGGCAGACGAAGCCTTAAGAAATGTTATCAATAATATAGTTTCTTTCGATGGTCTTAACATTGAAGTTGTCGGTTCTTGGATATGGGTAGACGGCAATACATACCCATATAGAGAACAGTTAAAGAAGTTAGGCTTTAAGTGGTCTAAGAATCGCAAAAAGTGGCACTTCTCAACCGAACCATCTGGAAAGTGGCATAAAAAGAAAATGTCTTTCGAGGACATTCAGAAAAAATATGGAAGTGAAAAAGTAAAGACTTCCAACATTTCAAGAATTGCATAGATTGAAAGAGATCCGGAAGAACTCACACGCTCCCAGATCTCTTTTTTATTACTATCTCGTAATCATATCCCATTATACTTAAAAAATCTTTTAAATCACTTAGGGATACTTTTTTATTGTTAAATTTGTTGTTTAGCTGCTGCGGTGTTGACAATCCTAAAAGCTGTGAAGCTTCTGTCATTGTCATGCCGTTTCTTTTTAGTAGTTCTTTGTAGATTTCTTTTAGTTGTTTATTGTCTTCATAAGTAAAATTTATGTTGTACTCCATCAATCACACCTCTTTTCTATTTTTAAATCATTATAGTTTAAAATATGCCATATGTCAAACGGAAAAAGTTTATTTTTACTATTGACTTTTAAACTAAAATCATTTATACTCTAGTTAAAGATAAACGAAAAGCATTTAAAAAGGAGTTTGAAATATGAAATATTTAAGAAAAGAAATTGAAAAGTTAGTCGAAAATGAGGACTTCGTTTCTTATGAAGAATTTATTTACGAACTAAGAGAAGAAAAAGAAGAAGTTAAAAAATATCTTGATTGGAGAGTAAGCGGTGGAAAGATGAACACCGAAACACTTCCAGATGGGTATGTAGAAGCTTGTAAAAAGATTTTAGGAGGGATTGAAAATGAATAAAACAATCGCAAGACACAAATTTTGGTTACATCAAACAGAGTGTATTATTTCCACAGTTTATGTGGAAGTATTACACGAATACCAAACTGTTGTAATGTATATGGATGATTTCGAAGAAATTGATTCTTATACAACCTGCAGCAAGCAAGAAGCCTTAAAGCTCCATGAATCACTTGTTGAACAGTGGAAAGATAAGCTTAACAAAAACAGACTTGTCAAGGCTGATCGTGACAGTCTTGTAATACCTGCATAACATACACCGCCCACCCCGGAGGTTACGAGGGTAGAAAAGGAGAACTAGCATGATTAAAATTGTACAGTGGTTAATGAGTTGCGGTTATACCGAAAAAGAAGCCGTTAAAGAAGCAAATTCAATGATTGAACAAAATCGTTGGGATGGTGCTGAAATGTGTTCACGAGAATATGCAATAGAAATGATTTTGGAAGATTTGGGGTGTTTATATGAATAAAATATTATTATCAATCATACTTACAGCGATCATTACCGCAGGTATCACAGCAAACTACATTATCACGCATCAACAGGTAAGCGGTGCAACTGGTAACTATAACGTGCGGATTTTAGATCACAACTTTTTATACAAATAACATTGAGGACCAGAGTTTTTCTGGTCCTTTTCTGAATTTTTCTTGTGCATTAGTAATATAGTATGTATAATTCATTGCAGAAAGAGGTGTTTATTATGGCTTTAAGAGAATGTGTTGTATGTGGAAAGACTTTTGATGGGGCACCAAGTGCAAAATATTGCTCCGAAGAATGTAAAAACGCACCACGATATACAAATGAATTTAATGGAGAAAAGTGGGGAAAATTAACTATCATAGATGCTTATAGAAAAAAAGGAAGAGTTTATGCCATTTGCAAATGTGAATGTGGAAATACAAAAACTATAAGATACGATGCTTTAACATCTGGTCGAACTCAATCTTGCGGATGTTTTGCCGAAGCTAATTACTATAAACCATTTGACCTCACTGGTAAAGTTAACGATTATGGTTGCAAAGCAATTAAGCAAATAAGAGTTGGAAATCGGTATAAATGGGAATGTGAATGTTCTTGCGGAAAGCACTACCTAGTTCCTGCCGGACTATTTTACAAACAAATGTCTTGTGGTTGCTCACATCAAAGAAGTGCCAGAGAAAACCTCAAAAAGGCTGCGGAAACATGTGAACAAGGATATATAGAAAATACATCCATTATATCAATCAAACCTAGAAAAATGTTGCGGAATAACACATCTGGAGTTCGTGGTGTTAGTTGGGACAAAAATCGGCGAAAATGGGCTGCTACAATAGTATTTAAAGGCAAAACATACCATTTAGGAAGATACAACAACATAGAAGATGCAGCCGCAGTTAGAAAAGAAGCAGAAAACGCTCTGTTTGGAGATTTTCTTAAATGGTTTCAAGAAGTGTATCCAGAACGATGGGAAAAATTCAATAAAAAGGCAAAAAAAGAAGAAGCAGATTAAACCCCTGCTTCTTCTTTTACATTCTCTAAATTTTCTTTTAACATCTGTACACACTCATTGAATCCATCCCTTTTACCGCATAGATACATATTATAACCTCTGTAATCGTCCATAGGCGGTATTAATGTACATAGGGTATATAAGTCTTGCTTGTCCATTTTAAACTCCTTAAAATCCTGCAATTATCGCACAAAATACAGTTGATAACACACATACATAAGCTGATAACATTGCATATTTTAAAACATTTCTTGCATTTTTATCATTTTTAAATTCCTGCAATTTACTATTTACCAGACAAATACCAAAAACTCCTAAATATATAACCGTCACATCTTGTGTGACAATCCCAACTCCTGCCGGTTGCTTCTGTGCATCCCATACAAACACATTTCATAACATCACACTCCTTTTGTATGCTTATCGAGTGGAAACGCATTAAAACTCGTTAAAAACGCATTAATAACGCATTAAAACTTGATTTCAATTCCTGTTTCATTCTTGATCATGGATTGCAGGTCCTGCACACTGACAAGACCTTTTTCGTAACATACCTTTATAACTTGATAACCCTTTGTCCTCTGTCGTATTGATTAAGTATCTTGTCTAATGCATCTTCTGCTTTTTTATGTGTTTTGAATGATTGTATTATGTAAATATATCCATTCATTAGCTCACATTCTACATTTTCTTCGCTTGCCCGAATTTCAAGAACATTATCAAGATTTAGAATCTCTCTATCTTTTGTCATTATTAACATGTAAATCCTCACTTTCTCCCCAGTCCAACCGGTTCCCACACTCACAAACTTCTGTCCATTCCGCTACATAACTTTTACATTTTGGACATCTGTACAGTGCAACGTCTTTACCTTTTAGGGTTGCGTGTCGTTCTCTTATCGGCAGACTGTGTAATATCTCTCCCATATGCTCATAATCTTCTAATGTCATTGTGATCGTATCTCTTGCTTTAGCGGACTGGCAGAAACCACTGCCTACCAGTCCTAAGAAAACGCCAATGATAACAAGTAAGATTTTTAGTATCATTCTTTCATCTCCACTTCTTCATATACAACAACGTCATACTTTCCACTGATAACATTTTCTCTTGTAATCATTACTTTATATCCTTTATCTGTAATGTTTTTCACAAATTCTTTTATTGGAATCACTACTTCCATTCTGTTAGGATAAGTCATTCTTGTTACTTTTTTCAAAACCTTTACCTGCTCCATTCTTTTCCCTACCAATTCACACGTATTTTGCGATTCTGTGTTAATTCCGATTATTTCAGTAATCCTTTCTACACACATTTTTAATTCATCATCGGACATTTTCGAAAAATCTTTTCTTTTACAATCATGTACAAACTCGCATGAACTGTCACATATATTTTTATTGCAGTAATCTTCTAACACACCTATCATCTGTTCTCTTGTCATTCCTTTACCTCCACTTTGATTCCATACAAAAATTCATAGTATTCTTGTAACCCCTCGTTACTTAACCATGCAAACGGCATCCTTTTTACACATTTTTTATAACATTTGCATTCTTTGCATGGTGTGGCAACAGGGTCGCAGTAAGCAACTATAGCTTTTTCCACTTCACTTCTTGTCATTTTTTTAGGTTCATATCGTTCAATAGTAATCTTCATATCAACTTCTCCAACGATACGTCCTGCTTTTTCGTCTTTTATATATGCCTTTTCTCTGTCGAAACTTACGCTTAATTGCATAGCAGGAATATTTGACTCTTTTATGCAATTATATAAGTGACTTTGAAATCTCTGTGTTATTATTTCATTTATTGTTATTGTTTCATTTTTAGTCATTCTCCCACCTCTAAATCTTTCGCAAGCTTGAATCCTGTTCTTCCAACATTTCTAAGATTTTCTTTGATAAGTGCATTGCTTGGTGTCCTATTTCTCTCATACCAGTTCCAGTCGTTATCTTCTCTCATTTTTATTTTCATTTCATATCTTTTTTTATAGTTGATTTCTTCTTTTGCCATCTCTAGGCAAGCAATCATGTAATCTATTTGTTTAATAACATCCATGTTAATTTTCTCCTATTTAACAAAGTAAGGCTTTATATCTGTAACTTTTGAAAAGGTCGGTTTCATGCCGTTTTCTTCGATGAACTTAACAACCAGATCATTTATATCTTCTTCACATTTTTTATACGCTTCTTCGTTTTCTATATCTTCTATATACCAATCATCAGCAAGTTCTCCAACCTCGTCACATACAGCATTGTGTAAATCGTCGAGTATGATTGCTAGGTTTACCCGTCTTATATCCGTTTCTTCTACTCTTCCAATCCAAATTGCTGTTTCTGCCTTACGCCCCATATCTTTAGCATCTGCAATACATTCTTGTATTGTATTAAAATCTCCCAAGTAATTATTACTATATGGTTCGTCTGCCCATGCGTAGCTCATGTTATCACTCCTTTACCACATAAGTTGTCCATTTTCTGTTACCTTAAATTCTCTTTGCCCTGCTACATTCTTATCTTCTATCCACCACAGGAACACTTCTTCCCCAGATTCCCACCGTGTAGAAAGATTCTTTACTTTTCTTGCTTCTAACATCCTGTCAAATGCTCTGATGTAATTTAGCTTGAATGTTGGGAAATCGTAAAATTCTTTTAATCTTCCTTTTCTCCCTGCCATCGGGCAACCAATACAACCAACTCTTTTATAACCACATTGGTACAGTTCGTTAGTGCATATATGTTCTTGATCTATGTAATTCCATATATCTTTCTCTTTCCAGTCAACAATAGGATTTACGGTCATTTTTGCTTTCTGCATGCACAATTCCGTGATTCTTCTTTTGGAATCATTATCATTGCTAAGCATTACTGTATTGAATTTTTCTGCTGTCTTTTTACTACTTCCGATTCTTTCGAACTCATCCCGCATATTTTTTCTTTTTGTGCTTTCGTCCCATCTAACACCTGTTGCAATATATCTTCCATTGGCATTGTTTTCCTTAAGCTCTTGGCAACAATATCTTACTAGCCGTGTAGGTGGCATAAGTTTCTTAGGAATGAGATTCCACATTGTGATTCTGGTTCCGTCTGGTTTCCTTGGATAGTTAATACTGCACTTTATCCCCCCCCCTCTTCCAATTTCTTGAAATTGTCACGGACATGCCACACTGTTTGTGGTGCATCCGCTGTGGTGTGACTGTGCTGTACTTCAAAAGGAACTCCAGAACGTTTGAATAGTTCTAACAATACATCTGAGTCCTTGCCACCGCTGTATGTACAGATAAGTGGTTGTTTGTAATATTCAAGACTCATTTCTGATGCTGTTTTGATTCTTTCTATTGCTTTTTGTTCTAAGTCCATTGATACTCCTTTACTTCATTATGTTTCTAATCTTCAACATAATAATCACGTTTAAATTCTTCGTAGCTCATAATACGTTTGCTGCAGTCCATACATCTCATTGTTTTGTTATAACTAAAGTAATCCATGACTTCACTGCTTTCCATCTTTCCATCAAAGCTATATGTGTCAGTTCCATTGGCTTTAAACTTTGCAAACATTCCACGATCACTTCCACAGTATGGGCATTTTGTTATTTTCTGCATATTTCAACCCCCATTTCTTTTAATCTTTTCTTGGTCATCTCTTTTAATAAATCATGGTAACATTTGTCACATAAGAAGATGGTACGCTTCTGATCTGTTCCGAAAATGATTCTTTTCATTCCTTTATCTTCTGTAAAATCTTTTTCACACTCTACACAACTGCCGTGTCTGTCTGAACCTTTTAATGTGTTGATATCAACTATTTTCATCGTTCTTTCTCCTTTACTTCATCATACTTCTGTACGGCTCAAAGAAATCTTCTTTTCTTAACTCCATTCCACATTTAAGGCAAATAAAACTGCTTTGTATTTTCGTGTCAGAATTTATTTGTATATACTCTCTTCCAACATCTTCATTGAATAACAAGCTATTACAATATTTGCATCTTGCTACTGGCATTTTTCTTTTACCCCACATCCTTGATATTAAGTTCTGCTATCGCAGGTATAAATCTCATATATCCTGCATCTCTTATAATCTCGTTTTCTGTTAAATCCACGATTTGTTTCTTTTCTTTTTCTGATTTAACTACAAGATAATAATGTTCATTTTTTTCGCCCATACAAACATCTCCAATCTTGAAATGACTTAATGTGTATGTTTTAATACTTGGTGTTTTTGCATTAATCTTCATCCTCTTCCTCACTTTCAAACTCTTCAATCTCTCGCCATGCAACCACTTCTGCAAGTCCCTCTTCCTTTATTGTCGTAAAATCTGTATCTACATAGCCTAGAGATACTGGGTCAAAAATATCATGATAAAATCCAAAGCCAAGCACATCATCATACTGCATTGCTGCTCTTGGAAGCTCTTCTTCATTGTCCTTTTGCACTACCTCAAACCATGTATTGCTTGGATAATTCGCATCTGGCAGGTCATTCGGATTATCTCTTAAGTCGTGCCATCTATATTTTTGTTGCTTATTGAACAACCATGACACTACATTTAACACCTGCTTTTTTGTGATACTGTTTATTGTCGCTGCATCTAACACCTGCTGTATTGCTTCATATTTTTCATCTTCCGTAAACTCCTTTGAATCAATTTGCATAAATACTGCGAACGATTTTGTAAAATTCATTCCTCTCCCTCACTTTCTACCCCAAAGATGTACTTAAGGATTCTGTCTCTTCCTATTTCGTTGATTGCATCAAATACAAGTTGTTTTGATTTGAACACGACCATTCCCTGTGCTTTGCCGCAGGCCCATGCGTCATAATCAAGTTTTTTATCTTCTTCATTATAATAAATACAATAACTATCTTTGATTGTTGGGTTATTGTGTTCCTTTGCATATCGTTCAAGTTCAACTTCTACTTTTCTTTTCTCTATAGCAAATACTATTTCTTTTTCTGTCAGAAATACGTTTCCAAGATCCCATCTTGCATTATCGTATTCGGTATCATCCCAAACTGCATTTACAATGTCTCCAACGCTATCCAAATAAAAATAACGTGTCCCAATCTCTGGTTTTTTTACCTTTACATCCTTGTCTGTTTCTTCCCCATTCATCTTCCCAACGAGTCTGTAAAACTCTTTTTCTTCTGCTTCTGTTAGATTTTTAATTCCCATATTTAATCCTCCTTATTTGTTAAATAATCTTCTATGGCTTGATCTAAAAATCTACTACTGATAAACCAACAATCAATGTATGTTGTTTTATTTTGTTTGTTATATATCAATAGACTTTTGTTTTTAACATTTTTCAATGTTATTCTCATCATGAGTGTATCTGTATTATTGCTTAACTCATCAACTCCTAAAACCGTGTTTTGTGTAAGTTGATTTAGCTGACTTGTAATACGCTGTAAACACGTTTCTTTACAAATTACTTTGTTCCATGTTGGTTTCAAACATCTAATAGTTGTATGTGTATCGTTTCCATTATCAACATTTGACAAAATAAAACAATCATCTAATTCTTTTATTTCTTCTCCGCTTATAATTGCTTTCGTTTCTATATTATAAATTTGCATTTCTTACTCCTTTACTGTCCATTCTCTCCCCTGCCGTTAATAGCAGGGGAAATCATGACTTATACAATAGCGAGTTGTATTGTAACTTATGCGTTGCTAGGATTCTTTTATTTAGTTGTCGTGTGGTATACAAAAATCCTGTGCAACAAGCCTTTTCTGGCTTGAGTCTCTGCCTAATAAAAAATGAAAACGGAAGAATCTGAAAATACAAAAAACATTATTTACAGTTACTTAGGCAGAGAATCAAACCAGAAAAGTATTATTTAGTTTTTATTTCCAATAACCAGAATGTGATGTTACGTGAACAAATCTTCGTTCATGTTGCTTCTTTTTGAATCGGCTTTGTCGAATCTCTTCTTTGACTTCTTCCACTAATTCATCTTCCCAGAATCTAACAAGATAACCCGGTACTCCATAAATTGCTCCACATTCCTGTACATGTAGCTTTTTAACTACTTTTTCTTTGACCACTTGTTTTCGGAACTCTTTTGTGTACTCTCTTCGCTTTGCTTCGATACCATATTTTTTCCACTTAAAGATGCTTGATGGGTCTACTCCGTATTTTTTCGCAACAGAAGTAACCTCTTTCGTTTCTTCTACTTCTTTAAGGATTTTTCTCTTAAGATCTTTGCTTATTTTTTTATACCCCATCTTTAGCCACCTTTCTGTAGATTGCTACATTTCTGTCTGTTAGGCTGTCGTGTCGTTTACCGCATACCTCAATACGTCCGTCCTGTACTAACTCTGTTAGCCGTGGTTGTACCTGCTGCCTTGTCGGTTCTAACACTTTTTTGTGCTTATACAACACCGTTGCGATCTCTCGTGCTGTCATTGCTCCATATTCGAGCTGTTCTAAAATCAAGATATGTATTGCTTCTTTGTTAACCTTTTTGTGTGATTCTCTTCTAGTCTGCTTAGTAATGGAAGAACTTCGTAAAGCTATCTCATTACTAAAAAAACTCATTTGATACATTTTCCATCACTCCTTACTCTAATTGTTTCTGCATTAACTGCATCTCTAAGCTGTCAAAATCATAGTCTCTTTCGCACTCTAAGACACTTGCAGGATTCCGCTGCGGCTTCGGTTCTGGTGGTTTCTCGTAGTTCTCGTCCAGATAATCCACGTAACCACTGTTAAAGAATGTCGAGCCGTTCTGTGGCTTTCTCCACGAAGCATCCTTTTCTAATCCATCCAGATACCGTTCCAATGCCCTCTGTATGTGTTCCTCTCCTATCTGGTACAACACTTTTTTCTTGGTATCGGATACCTGCCCTTTTCCTTTTTTGCTTGGATACTTTTTCCAGAGTCTTTCAAAACATTCATTGATTGCTTTTTTGTTTGACTTCTCGCAATTTTCTTTTGATTTCTCGCAAGTTTCCTTTACTTTTTCCTCTGTTTGTTCCACTGGTTGTTCCATTTTTGTTCCATTTTCAACTACCTTGTTTTCCTCAGTAGTTGTTTCTGCAACTTGTCCACAATCTATGTACTTCTGATACTCATTTACTGTGTATATCGTGTATTTATTTGTGCTTTTTGTGGATATGTACCCAGTGTCCTTTAGTTTCTTTAGTGCTGTTCGGACCTGCGATTCTGTCAATCCTGTCTCTGCACTGATTCTTGTTATAGAAGAAACAAATTGTCCTGCCTTTATCTCTTTTCCGCAGTACCGCTTGTCCTCTAAATTTGTATGTAGTAGGCAATGATAAAACAATCTAAATACATTTGTATTTTCATACCATTCCCAGTCTGTATTTATGTTTATGTTCATTCACTGCCCTCCTACATTTATTTATCGTTATCCTCATGAATAGTAATTTCTATCCTTGGATTTTTCGAATCTACTCTAAAGTGGTCTATAAATCCTAGTACATACCTCTGTCCGTCTCCGGGGAATGTTCCAGATTCTACTAGACTGTCTAAGACAAATTTCTTAGCAAACGCAACATTATCTGGATCACGTCTTTTATTTTTTTCATACCATGTAATCTCAACGATCACTGGGAAATTTAATTTCTTTTTGCGTAACCATAACGGTATGCTGTATTTACAGATTCTTTGATTCTTTTTCTTGCAGTCAGCACCTTTATATGCGTTAGTCCTGCATGATCGTGTATAATCGTTTAATCCGTCCAGTCTGCCTTGAATCGTATATGTTACAGCCATGACTTGCCAAACTCCTTTATAAACTCTTCTCTCGTGCCTATCTTTTCTTCAAATGCCTTTTGTGCCATCTTCTTATACATAAGGTCATATCTGGCATTTAAATGTGCGGATTGTTTACCGCCTGTATGGTGTTCGTGGCACAACGGAATCACTAAGTTATACTTATCAGCTTTCTTCCTGTTTGCTGTCCCATGTAAACAGTGGTGTATCTCTACATAAGGACTTCCACATAATTTACAATGTTCCATATCATCAACGATGATTGACTTTTTCTTTCTCAATCTTAAGTCCCCACCTTTCTTCCATTTCTTTTATCTCCTGCGGTGTTGCTGTCTCAATTCCAAGCTCTTTTGCTTCTGCAACAGTTCCTTTTATCAGTTCAGACATTTCCTTTGTGTCGTATGTATGGCTACCACGCATTACCAGATTGATTCTGAATAACTTACCTGCCTTATTGGTAGTTGTACTGGCTGTCGGTTGTAGGTGGCAAAATTCAAGGTCGTACACTTCTATATCGTTATCCAACGGAAGTGATACAATAGAACCGTTTATAATCTCATGCTGTCCGTACTCTGCTATGAGTTTGTTCTTTATATATACCTTGCTGTTATCCGTTACTTCTGCAATCTTCCCAACCAGTACATGAAAGTATGCATTGGCATCTAAACTCCTGCCCTCACGGTACTGAACGACCTTAAGTCTACATTCCTTATCTTTCAGTCGGTCATATTCCCCTCGTATGTCTTTTTCACATACAAGGGAAATAACCTGCTTACCGCTTTCAAAATCAATGGATATATTACTTATCGTTGCCTTTGTCTCCATTCTTTTCTTCCTCTGTTCTGCCATCATAGATGAATACTCTTTTATGTGTTGTATCGTTAACAATTGACAATCCTACAATTTTTTTGTTCTCGATTACAATTTTTTCAACCTTGAACCTGTCATTTGTTGTAGGTTTTCCGTTTCTTCCCTGCTGAATATTGACGTATTTATTTGGAACCCAGATAAAAGGTGCTGTGTACAGTTCTCGTCCGATTCCAAGATTGAAACAAGCTCTTTTAAATGCATCCGAAGCCTGTCCTTTTTCTTTTTCTGTGTAGGATTCTTTACCTACATCCTGTTTAGAAATCCACTCTTTCTTTTCTTCGTCCCATACTTCTACGGTACAGAAAAGATTTCCATTGATTACCTCATGATGTCTTTTCCAGTTAGTAATACCAATCGCTTCATCAAGGATATTCATGTCGCATCGTGCATCTTTATATAGTAAGATTGACACTCCACTATCTTTTACGATTGCAACTCTGCAATCAATTTCATCTGCTCTTAAATCTCTGAATTTTTCCATCTTCCAACACTCCTATCTAATTCTTAAACTTTCAGTCTGTACCAGTCTCATATTTTCATTTTCTTCAAGCACTCCTGCTTTCAAATCATCAAGAAGCTGTTTCCTGTTAACCTTGTCTGGCTGTTTAATCAGATACTTTTTAGGTAACAATTCCTCAACTTCTACCTTTACAGTTTTAGGATTTTTCTGGATATTGAAGCTAAACAGTGTTGTTTTAAACTTCTTCTTTTTTACTTCAAACATCATTGTTTCAAGATACTTCTTTAAGTTGTCCGCACTGTTTCTCAATGCTGTCTCTCTTTTTGCTAACCTGTCTTTCTCTGCTTTTACTGAATCCGCATCAGCGATCAGTGTTTTAATCATCTTTGCGGTAGAATCAGCCTTTTCTTCAAACTCAAATTCGATTCCGTCCATAGTGTCTTTAATATCATCAAGGGATAACCCTTGCTCATCTGCCATTAAAAGCAGTTCGTTAAATTCGTTTTTGATCTCATATAATTTAGCCATGTTTTACTCCTTATTCTTCGATACATTCTTTAATGTTTCCCTGTTCATCGACTTCTTTCACACTGCATACATCGTTAAAATATGCTTCTTTAAGGCTTACATTTTCATCAGTGTTTCCCATCAGTGCATCCAATGCATAGTCGATAAACCATTGTCTATCTTCTTCATTTCCTTTAATCCTCTTCTTGATATAATCATCTGCATCTTCCATAGGGATTACTGTTCCATATTCGTTTGTGTATCCTGTAATAATCATGACTACTCACACCCCTTTTTGAGCCATTCATTACCCTCTTCTCCAAAGATTTCGTCGAACACTTTTTTTGAATTAGTAATAAGAACTAATTCGTATAATTCTCTTTCTATCGGACTCTTTTCAATCTGTTTAACAACGCCTGCATATTTTGATGCCGCTCTTGCAAATTTTTCTAATGTTATTTCTTTTTTATCTGAATCTTCAAACAGTTCTAAAGCTATTCCTTTGTAATATAACTGAAACATTTTATTTACTGTTTTCTGTACCTGTTTTGTCTCTTCTGGGTGTCTAATATCTAAATTGAATCCATTTATCTTTTCTGCTGCTTCCTTTTTTGTTTCTGCAATCACTTTATCTGTAATTTCTTTAAACTCTTTTTTTGTAATAATCATTGTCATATCTCCTTTTTCCTGCTATAATCGGTTTATACATTTTTTGTTAAGCACTTTAGACCTGCACGTCTTGGTGCTTTTTTTATTTCCATCCATCACGCTCTTGTGCGATTAATGCCAGTCCTGCGGCTACGCAAGTACCCATAAACCAGAATGGCATTAAATCTAATCCGCAGACTAACAGTCCACACCCCATCATGAATGCTCCCATTTTCATTTAGAATCCTCCTCTCTGCATTGATTGGTTTTCATTTGCTAGTTTCCTTAATCTCCATTTTTCAAATCTTTCTGTATCGAAAAATACGGGAGAATTGGACTTAGGACCTTTTTGTGCAAAGTCCTGTCCTCTTTCTCGATAGGCTTCATCAAGGAATGACCTTGGAAATCCCATCTTGACGAGTTCTGACATTCTCATGATTGGCTTATCGTATTTCATACTCGCTCCTTTCTTACTCTTCTTCCTTGAATCTCTCCTGCATCTTCTGTTTGCGTTTCTTGTCTCTGTAGTTGCTAATCAGTACAATTGCAATTTCTGCTGCAACAGTTCCAAATGTTCCTAGAAACAAGCCAATGTAATATGGTGGTATATACATTTCTGTACTCCTTTCTGTGTTATAATCTCCTTAGGAGGTATACTATGTCTAAAAATCCTTTACCGCATCTTGATAAACCAGATGAAGAAACCATTGATAAAATGAAATCTTCTGACTATTCCAAAAATCAAAAGGTTCAAGATGCTATTAATTCAGCCATTTCCGCTGACAGCAAAAGGAAATATCAGCAGAAATTTAATTGGTTTTCTAAACATTGGTTAGAGTTGCTATCTGTCTTAATTGCTTTAATAGCTCTTATCATAAGTCTATTTAAGTAGCAATCTCGCAATCGCAAGTACCAATGCTGTACAAGAAAACACAAAAGATATTCTTGTAATCAATGGGTACTCTGACCATGCTCTCATTTTTTTATGAGAATATCTTTTCTTCACTACTCACTCTCCTCTCCTATCAACTCATCAACGGTAACCTCTAAGATATTTGCTACCTTTTTCAAATTTGCAACACTCGGTACACTGTCATTCCATTTAGAAATTAAACCATTCCCAAGTTCTGCTTTTTTCTCAACGTAGGTAATTGACATACCTTTTTCTTCGCAAATCTTTTTAATTTTGTCATAAATATACAATTCCTTGCTCTCCTTTCTTTATTTCTTAGAAAATATTCAGTATTTCCATTGACTTTTTGCAGAAAATATTCTAATATTAAATTACCACATAAAATACAGATTTTTTTCTGTGATCGCTTTCTGTTTTTACTGAAAGTTTTCTGTGCTATGCTTTTACTATACAGAAAACTTTCTAGTTTGTCAAGCGTTTTTACAGAAAAAGTTCTGTAATTTCTTAGAAAGGAGATTCTATGACTATTTATGAGCGAATTGAAAGCCTTAGGAAGTCAAAAGGATTATCACAAGGAAAGCTTGAAAAACAACTAGGTTTTTCTAATGGTTCAATTTCAAAATGGAAAAACAGTACCCCAAAAGTTGAGAGATTGCAAAAGCTCGCTGACTTCTTCGGTGTGTCTGTTGAGTACCTCATGACAGGAAAGGAGGATGAACAAAAAGAGAAAGATAACACCGATCTCAAACAAAAATACAGGGAGCTTGAAGAACTTTTAAGAAGTGACTCAATGAAACCTGTTCGTTATGATGGTAAACCTGTCAATAACGATACGATAGATTTATTACTAAAACAGATTGAGATTTCACTTGCAATGCTAAAAAAATAAACAGGAGGGTTATGTATGAGAAAAAATCAAATCAAAAATACAGTAAATGATTTGATTGAAACATACGGTACGAGAAATCCATATTTACTTGCTAGTTACCTTGACGTAACAATCCAGTATGGAGACTTAGGAGAACTGCAAGGATGCTACATGAAAATATGGGATAAGAAATTTATTTATATCAACGATAGAATCGAGGATGATAAGCTAAGAGATACTGTTGTCGCTCATGAATTGGCACATAGTATTATGCACAATGAAGATTATTATTTTTTCAGTTATGGTAAACAGTTTCAATCAAACAAAACTGAAATTGAAGCTCACACATTCGCAGCGGAGCTTTTGATACCAGATGAAACGATTATCGAACATCCGGGGTATACGCTTGATCAATTATCATCGTTAACCGGATATGCTGAAAGATTAGTCAACTTCAAAAGACTTTAATTTTTTTCTTTTTTTGTTTTATTTTTTTCTTTTTAATTAAATATAAATATTAATTATTATAATACTATATAGGTTATATATAACTATAGTCTTTAGATACTATATATTTATATAAAAGAAAATAAAAATACACTAAAAACGTTGATTTGTCAATCACTAATTTCAAAAACTTTTTGCATGGTGCTGAAAACCGCATAAAACCGTGGTTTCTTGGACTTTTAAAAAAGAAAATGCATGGTTGATTGATATTTGCCTGTCATTTGCCTGCGATTTGCCTGTGATACTACTATGCAAAAAGTCCTACAAGCCGCATAAAACCGTGGGTTCTAGCCTGCGTTTTGCCTGCTATTGTGGTTGTCACGTTGCTTGTTATACATTATAAGAGGAGGGATGTTACATGGCATTAATAACTTGTACTGAATGTGGGAAAGAGTTCTCTGAAAAAGCTTCTGCTTGTCCAAATTGTGGATGCCCAACAGAGGAAATCTTAAAAGAATTAGCTACTGTTTCTACTGCTGATAATGAAGTTCCGCAGTATGAAATTGATGAAAAAACGATTGATATTGCTATAGAAAAAGGTATTGTTAATGAGCCTAGTGATTTAATTATCACAGCAGGTAAATATACAGATAGTGGTTTTCTTTCTACACTAACACATATACTTTATGTAGCAAAAGACAGCTTCTATTTATGCCGTTTTGATAAGGCAGAAGAGAATCCAAAAGAAGATATTATTGTCAAACTGGATTATATAAATGATGCTATTAATCAGTTAACTTATGATTATGAAATGCGTAAATTTAACGGTAATTTTGGTTTTAATGCAAGCAAAATCAAAGCGGATAAAGACAGGTCTAGGGATGCTTACTATGAGATTTTGAAAAAGGTAGACAGCAAAAAAGCCGAAGATTTTTATAAGATTTTTTATCTGGATGCACCATACTGTCCTAAGTGTCACAGCTTGAATATAGGATATGAGTTTGTGCAGGACTCAGCTAAAACAAAGGGAAAATCTGAGGTCCGTAAAAAGAGTGTTGTGACTCGTGCAGGTAACAGTCTGGGACGTGCAGGTATGATCGCAGCGACTGGCGGTCTGTGGGCATTAACACCTAAAAAATCTAAATACAAAGAAAAGAAATCATCCAAGACAGATATTAACAGTAAACAAATGGCAATTTGCCAAGACTGCGGTAAATCTTGGGAAGTTAAATAACAATAAAAAAAAGACTGTACCACACACGAATGTGGTACAGTCTCCAAAAACACTGTTTTTGATTTAATGAATCTTAACCAACTATTATTGTATCATTAACAGTGCGGTCACGCAAGGGTATAAAAAAGAGCTACCGTGAAGACTAATAAGAATCGGTAACTCCTTTTTTCCATAACATCGTTGGATTATAAAATATTAAATTATAGAAAGTTCATTTATATTGTAACACATCTATGTTATTTTTCAATCTTTTTAAAAACCACTCTTGCATGGCTGTTATTTTTGTACCCATTTTTAACTAATTTATAACTAAGGAGTGATACAATGGCAACAGCTAAATTTAAAAAAGGGAAAGACGGTTACTATTCTACCAACGTGTGGGATGGTACATACAAGGATAACGGTAAAAAACGATACAAACACCTGCGGTCCAAAAAAAGCTCCAAAGATTTAGAAAGAATCGTAAAGGAGTTTGAGCAACTAAGGGACCAACGGCAGGCAATGATTGATAGTGACATACTATTTATTGATTATGCCAGACAGTGGAAAATCTTATACAAAGAATCTAACAGAGCTAACAATACCAATAAAATGTACGACAATGTAATTAACGTCCATTTTGACAACATTAAATACGTTAAGCTACAAGATATACAGCGAAGTCACTTACAATTGATTCTGAACGGTGCTAAAGGCAAATCACGGACACAACAACAAATTGTTATGACATTTAAACAGGTCCTGCACTCTGCTGTTTGTGACCGCATTTATTCCGCACAATCATTCGCAGATATTTTTGACAACTTTGAATCTATAAATTACAAAGCAAAAGAAAAACGTCCTTTGACACCAGACGAACAGAGAGCCGTTTTTAAGGCAGATTTTAATTTAATGGATAAAATATATGTCTATATCATTTACGGCTGTGGATTGCGATGTGGAGAAGCCTTAGCACTAACAGAAGCAGACTTTGACCTAGAAGCACATACAGTATCTATCGACAAATCACACGACATATCAGATAACATACCAAAGAAAAAATCAGTGAAAAACATACAGAACGGAGAAAGAATATTGCCACTGCCAGATAACGTATTCGATACAATCTCTGGTTACATAGAACAACTCAGAAAAGATGGCAGGAAATACTTATTCATAAATCGTGATTACAAGCCTATGACAAAATCTGGTTTCCGCAGGATGTGGGGAAGAATCATAAAAGCAATGCAGGTGGTCAGTGAAAGTCCTATTGAGGATTTAACAAGCCACATCTTCCGTCACAACTACTGCACAAACTTATGTTACCAGTTCCCTAAGATTAGCATAAAAATGATTGCAAGGCTTGTGGGAGATTCTGAAAAGGTCGTTCTGGAAGTATACAACCACTTAATGTTAGAAAAAGAAGATAGTATATCCGCTGTAAATGATGCATTAAATCTGGAACAAAAAGTGGAACAACCCATGGAACAAGAAATGGAACAACTAAATGAATTGGTATCTTAGATTTTTGGAACACGAATGGAACATTGGAACACGGATGGAACAAATACTTCCCTAAGCTTTAGATACTTTTGGTTACTTTTAAGGGCATGATTTTTAGATAGGTCATACCCTTAAAAACCGCATAAATACAAGAAAAGCACGGTATTAAGCCATTTGGCAACCGTGCTTTTTAAAGTGAGCGTGCGGGGATTCGAACCCCGGACAACTTGATTAAAAGTCAAGTGCTCTACCACCTGAGCTACACACCCATATATCATTGTCTTTTAGCTAAAATAAGCAAAATAACAGGGTG